ATAGGCTATCCTGCCAACTCCTCGCCACCCCCCATCTAATCGCGTTTAAAGCGTAGATGAAGAGCAGGAGGAAGTTAAGCAGTCTAGGATCGCTCCAGATCAATCTGTGATGATGCTAGAGGGCTTTTTAGGCTCGTTAATGACCTCATCAAAGAAGTCATCAATATCGCAGATCATGCAAGGCGCACCTTTTTCGTGCGTCTCTTGGTCATGCCCTCCTGCGGCAACGAGGATTTGCTTGATCCCGTCGAGGAATGCGTAGGCTTGGAATGATCCAGCAAGGAACTTTGCCCAGCGAATCGCTTCTTCGGGAGAGCAGAGAGGCGAGATGGAACAAATTTCCAGCCCATCGGCATCCACGATTCGGTCGGCATCGGCTTTAATAGGGAACTTAAACTCTATGGGGTTGTCGTTGATGATCATATTAGATTGAGTAAGAGGCAAAGCGTTTGCCCTGCTTGTTGGTTTTGGTGGTGGTTTTGATACGGAATCCCATGCGCTTGAGTTCTGCGATCCTTGCGGCTAGTCGGAAGCACCCGAACTTATCGAGGGCTTGGATAGCAGTAAGGCTCTTGCCAGAGACAAGATGCTTGTAGATTCGGGCTGACTGACTTGGGTTGGTGTGTTTTGTTTTCATTAGGTTAGGGGTGAGTGGTGAAGTAGTGATCGGTTGCGGGACGGGTTAGCTCTTCCATGTGAGCCTTCCAGCGTTGATATTCAAGCTCTCTTTCCATGCGCCTCTGCACTTCCAGCTGCTCCTGGGCAATGGCGAGTTGCGCGGCGGCATCGTTGTTGCCTGTTGCAGGGAGCGTGTAGGGCCAGACAACCGCCTCTTGAGCGGATGCGCTGGCAATTAGGGCCAATGCGATTAGTTTTTTCATCGGTTGTAGTGGGATAGGATTGCTGTGATTTCTTCGTCGATCTTGAGCGTTTTGCCCCTGCTGTTGAGGTGTTTGATGATCTCTAGGGTGCGGAGCATCATGTCAAACTCAGCGCGGAGGTCGTTGATTGTATCTTCTTCGTCCATGATCGTGCTGATCTTGGTTGTGTTGAATGTTGTGTTCATTTGGTTGAGTTTTGAAATCCTTCGATGATGCCTGCGAAATGGTGAAGTTGCTTGATGATCGCCTCGGCTTTCTCTGCTCGCTCTTTCCAATGAAAGGCCATCTCGTGACCACGCTTTGCGGCATCCATGACCATCTCTTTAAGTTTTGCAACATCGTTGTCTAGTTCCGTACTTTCGATCTTTGAAAAGCCTCCATACCACTCGTCCATCGTTGCCCCGTCTTGAGTTTCCTCTGGAGCGGGGGCTTTCTTTCTTCCAGACATTTTCCCGCATTGATGACACCATCCGATAATATGAGCGTGAGGGCATGGTTCCTCTGGCGCGGGGGCGAGTCGGGCTTTCAGTTCTGCAAGTTCAGCCCTCAATTTTGGAAGCGTTTCCTTGTCGGTTTTTTCCAGAACTATCGCTCGGCTAGCAAGCCACTCTGCAATTTCAAAGATTCTTCGGAGATCAATACCAAGATTTATCTCACGGAGCCTTGCGACCTCGTTGTTCTTGTCGTCAAGTTCTTTTCGGTAATCTCTGCAAGCGTCCAATGCCTTGCTACAATTAACAGTTGCATCACACAGAGCATGGTAAAGCTCTACTGAATTGGATTGTGAGGTTAGCATTGGCAGATTTGATGGCGTGGCAACCTCGTTGTCATTGATCGTTGTCATTGGAGAATTGTCTGCTTTCGTTGACATACTATTGGTGTGTGGTAAATCGGTTTTACTAGCTTTAGGTAGTTAATTGCCATTTTGAAATTTTTGTCTTGCGATTTCCTTCTTGGTTTCCTCAAGGGAGATCTTGTTTAGCATCATCGTGCATTCCAGCGGTTGATCGCGGTAGAACACGGCAATGCTTCGTTCGGTCTTCTTCCTGACATACTCGGCAACCAGATAGGCTCCTAGTCCGTAGGACAAGATCAATGCTCCAATGGCAGATGCGGCGACTAGGATGATCATAGTCCCATCTTGCTCATGGCTTCGTTCATCACGCGATCCTGTTCGCTGAAGATAGCGTCAAGGCGATTGAATCCAAACGTGGATGTGCGGGGCGTAGGAGGTTCGCATAATGCCTTCTCAAGTATTACAAGGTCATTGTAGAGGGATCGCGCACGAGCGGTGCTGATACGGATCTCTGCGAGACCATGATGCTCGGCCTGTTTGATAGCGCATTTGAACATAGCATCGTAGGACGCTACGAGGCTGGCGGCTTGACGGAGTGTTGTTTTCATTTTTGTTGTACGAGCATGGTTGTATGCTCTGGAGGCGAGTCTTTCAGATTCTTGATGAGTGTCAACAAAAAAACGGAACTATATTGGAGGATGTTTCCCCATCCCGTGATTTTCATCACGCCCAACACGATTCCGTTTAAATTGATGCGGTGTTCGACAAGGGAAGCTCAACATGAAGCACCCGCTTCGGAGTTCTCCTCCGACTGCTATTCCGCAAATTTTCTAAAAGTCAATATCCGAATCGTCTGACTGAGGCTGGTAGCCATTGCCCTTCGCCTTGTTGTGGGCGTTGAAGCTATTGCCGCCTTTCTTCTCACGAGGAGGGCCGATCTTGATAGACAAGAATGCGCTTCCTGCCTTGCTGGTCTTCTCCCAGATGCTTATCTCGTACTGCTTACCCTCTACGTCGAGAGGGCCGCTCCACTTGGGAGCCTTCGGGTTTGCGTTGTCGCGCTCAAAGGCGGCTCCGCTGTTTGTGTTGTCGTAGTTGCTCATTGGTGTGTTGTTACTTCTCGCTCCTCAAACCGCAGGTATTGCGGCTGGAAGATTAGCGGGAAAGATGTTCTACTACAATTCCTAGCGAGTCGGATGTCAAGCCAATATCCTACCTCATCAGGGTCTTGCTTTTTCTTTTGATCTTCCTCTGCCTCTTGGTATCGGATGACCAAAAACATATCGCAGTCGTGCTGGATAGCATCAGATTCACGGGCGGTTCCGTTGCGATTAAGCTGGCAGAGAGCGAGGATGGTAATCCCTAGCTCCTTGGCTACGAGCTTGAGACATCGGCTTACCTCTGCTACCTGACGCTCACGGGAGTCCTTGGCATTTGTAGGCATGGCAAGCTGGATATAGTCAAATACGATGACCTTCACGCCATGAGTGGCTACCATGCGTCGAGCCGCCGCCATGATTTGAAGCGGATTGATGGATGACTCATCGCGTATCCAGATGGGCAGTTTCCCAACCTGCCCCACTCCGAAAGCAATCTTCCCCATCTCCTCCTTGCTAGGATTCTTGGACAACACGGATATGTCCACGCCTGTGAGCGAGGCAACGAGTCGATCTACCATCTCTCCGCTACTCATCTCCAAGCTGAATACTCCCACGGCATTCCCTGCATCGGCAGTTCGCTGGGCTATATTGAGAGCGAGAGCGGTCTTTCCGCCCTTGGTCGGTGCGCCAATGACGATGAGTTGCCCTGGCCTCATGCCTCCTGTGTGTTCGTCAAGCGCAGGGAAGCCATAGGTGAGTCCCATGAGCTTCCCCTTGTTCTTCACCATCTCCTCATACTCGTTGAGACGGCGGGTAGTAGCCTCGCCAATAGACTCAATCTTGGTTCCTGACTCCGCTTCTGACGCAATCGCTACTAGGGCTTTCTGCACAGTCTCGGATAGCTCCCCATTCACTACAGGATTACGGGCTGAATCAATAATACGCTCTGCTCCAGCAATAGCCAAACGCGCCGTGTGATAGTGACGAATGATGTTGAAATACTCCTCATGGTTATGGGATGTCGGGACATGGGAGTATATCGCCGCCACCTCGGATGCACCACCGCAATCTGGCATGAGATTGTTCGCCTCTAGCCACTCGCTGATGGTAATCAGATCAACGCTCTTGCCCTCTTTCCAGAGGTTTAAAAGCCCCTTAAAGAGGTTTTTATGAGCAGGATGATGGAAGAGAGTGGGCTTTAGATGATCAGCGTGTATATCAAGGATGGAGGGATTCTGGAGGGCAGATGAAAGGAATGCCCTCTCTGCGTCTAGGTTGGCTGGAAGACTCACTTCTTCTTCCTCCCACGGGGCTTCGGCTCTGGCTTTGCGGCCTTCATCGCCCAATAGAGATCAACTTGCTTCTGGAATACCACCCATTCCTTTGAGAGATCATCCTTCCAGACTATCTCGAAATCGTTCTCATCCTCCTTGCCGATACGGACAATCGCGTGATTAGTAATTCTATCATTAGGGTTACTTGCCTCCCACAAGGCCGCATAACCTGCCGCTTGCCGCCAGTATGAGTCGCTGATCTTCTTGCTGGTCTTGAAATCTAACAGAACAGCATTTCCCAATTTGCGTCTTGCGATAAGATCAATCGTTCCTCCGTAGCGATACGCCTCGTTGACTAGCTGGATCTCCGTGGCTACGACCTGAAGGTCTTGCGTCTCCCACCATTCAAGAAACTTATGGTAGCACACAAGAGCCTTATCCCGCTCCTCCTGCGTGTAGTCGGAGAGATCGGCTACTTGGTTGTTGAGGAAGCATTCGATGTAGAAGTGAGCCAGCGTACCAATGTCGCAAGCCTCCTTTGATACGTCGCGGTAGTTCTTGCCCTCGCATCCTAGTTTCCAAGCCCAATGGATAAGTGCCCCTGCATCGTCTCCGATCTTGCTGATCGTAGATCCTCCAGGGACTTGCGTTCCATCAGACAAGAAATACTTCTGATGCTCTTTGTGTCGGTCTAGTTTTACTGATTGCATTGTTGTGTGTTGGTTAATTGTTTTAGAAGAGTTCTGAATGCGAGTGCTGCTGTGGCGGGGACGACTCCGTTTCCGAGGAGTCGGAGTTCGTCGGTTCGATTGTCACAGGAGATGTAGAGGTCTGAATAAGAACTTGCCCACTCAAGCGAACATTCCCCCCCGTTCTCTCGTTCTCCTTCATGGCGGCATCCCGACTTGCTATGGAGCTTTTCCCGTCCATAGCTATTGGGGTTTCCCAACTTTCCGTCCCATGACTCGGACTTGCATCCCCCTGCGGGGTGATCGGGTTCTGACAACTCGGCATGACCCACCCCACGGGAAGTCCCATTAGGGTTTCCACCCACCGAGGGTTCAGTTTGCCTGATTGATTTGTGTTGTCTTCTGTTTTCACCATTACTGCAATATTCGGACTTCTTCTCTGATGTTCTGATGGATTGTCCCCTTGATGAGTCCGAGGCGTTGCCCACGACTCTTGGCGGCTCCCACTTGTATTGAGGTTGCCCTGGTCGGCTAGGCCACAAGTTACTGCATCCGATAGCTTCGCTCCGTATTTCTGATCTCCATGATAGCTCACAAACCCCGCTTGCGTTAGCTCTGTCTTGATTGGCCCTCTCTGCACAAATGCTTCTGGTGTGGGCCAAGCTAATCTCGTCGCCTCCTGCGTTACTACTGCACAAAGATAATGCTTCCCTAGCATATGATTGTGACTCTTTGACCCCACCGGCCCCACATCCTTGTATTCGCTTGTTCGTATTGTGGGCCATGATGAAGACTCGTTTGCGTTGGTGAGGCGCACCGACTTCACTCGCGCTGAATACTCCTGCCGTTGCTTTGTAACCCACTCGTTCCAACTCCCGGAGGACATGGAGCAAAACTGGCGTTCCCGCTGGATCTCTCCAGTTGTCTCCAGAGAGTTTTGCGGAGAGGATTCCTTCAACATTTTCAAGGAAAACAATGGAAGGTCTGCATCTTCCAATGCCGTCCAGAATGTACGGGAAGAGG